GCACTATGTCCTAGATCTGCTGCGATGATAATTTTTTCGCAATCGTAAGACCGAGCTAGAGATTCTACTGTACGAATATAATCGTATTCAAAGTCTAACTTATTTTGGTGTTTCCATCTAAATGCTAAATTCATAGCATCTACTATCAAAACACTGTTTGGATTTCTTTCTGAAATAAAATTTGCAAATTTAGCCACCAATAAACTCCGGTTTTTCTTGAATCAGCCACTCTTCTGCTAAAGCCGCGTAACACCCTAGCCAAGAAATAAACATATACTTATGCAAGTTCTTAGGCTTTCTATCGGTTACTACAAAAACTTTAGATCGAGAATATTTAAAAAATAATAACGGTTCTTGATTTTTCAATGAAGCTTGATGAACTATTTTTTCCCACCAAGCAAGTAAATAGTTACTTTTATTTGTAAATAGTTTATCACTGAGAGGCGAACTCTCATAGTTTTTTACTTCTATACAAAATAAATTTTTTTCATCAGGAACATATAAATCACCTTTTAAGTAAGAAAGCGCACCCGATGAAGGAACTCTTTCAAAACTTAGTCTTGTGTGTTTTCTGAGCATATCTCTTACTAGATACTCTCCTCTCTGCCCTTTTGCTCTAGCGTCTACCATAAGTCCTATTTCCTGTATTCTTTTTCTTCCTCTATATCTCATTCTATTTCTATTGCACTTAGATTTCCATCTTTGTATATGTGCATTTTTGTTAGTAGCGGATGCTCCCATTGATGACTTACTAGATATGTATTTAAATTTTCTTCTAATAAAACTTCAACTAGTTTATCTCTTCCCGTACTGTCTAGTACATTTATTACTTCATCTAAGAATAGTACATTTACCTTGGAAGATGATAAGCTATTCATTAGTTTTCGTATTGCAAGAAGAGTTGATGTATTGACTCTAGCTAGCTCTCCACTAGATAAAGCTAGAATATCTACTACTTTTGCATTGTCAGTGATTTGAACATTTAGTCTATCATTAGATACTACAAACTCTAATGTAAATCTACCATCACTTAACTCTGCTAGATACTCATTTGTCAACTCTTCTAATTCTTTTACCATGTTTTCTAGCTTGTAAGCTATCAAGCCATTTGTAGAAAACGCTTTCTTCAGTATTTCTAGATTTGTAGCTTTTTCTGAAAATACTGCTATCTCTTCTTTTACTTCATTTAGTTGATTAGTAAACTGTTGTGTTTGTTCTTTTATCACATCTATTCTTGTATTGTAAGCAGTGATTTCTCTGTTTTCTTTTTCAAGCCTATCAATCTCTTGGTTTACATCATCTATTTTAGCTCTATACTGAAGTACTTTATCTTCTAGCTCTTCTTTGTCAAGAAGTTGAGATGGCAGATCTTTATCTATTGATCTGTATAGTTTTTCCCATTCTTCCTGTTTGCTCATCTTTTCATCATATAGCTCATTCTTTTTCTTTATCAAAGCAATCTTATTGTCTGTTTTTGTTTTCGTAGCAAGATTTTTGTCAATCTCTGCTTTTGCTTCGTCTATATGAGAGTGTTTAAATTCTTCTGTTATACTTTGTCCACAAGTAGGACAAGTATTATCTAGCCCTTCTATTTTTCTTACTGCTTGCTGTTGGGTTCTAATCGCTTCTCCCAAAGACCCAGACTTTTCTTGTAAATAATCATAAGACTCTTTCTCAGAGATTTCTATTTTGTTGATCTCTGTAATATTAATACCTTTTAGTAAGTTCTTGTATTGATTATTTTGCGAAATTTTTTTATTTTTTGAAGAAATATTTTCAAGTTCGGTCAATAACTGTCTTAAACTTTTCTCATCTTCTTCCAGCGGTTTCGGAAGATTTAACAGTACCTTTGGTGTCATCGAGGTCAATTTGTTATTTTCCAACCATTTTTCGATGGTCGATAGCTTACCTTTTGCCACTGACAAAGCGTCTTCCGCGTTCTTGGACTCTACTTTAAAAGTCTCAAACAATTCTACATACTCATCAAGATTCAAAAGATCGATAAGAAACTTTTTTCTGTTTGTATCAGTTGCAGTCAAAAACTGTAAACTTGCATTTGTATTTTGATAAACTACTTGAGAAAAGGTTTTGAAATCAATTCCTATAATCTCATTAAGAGTTTTGTAAGTATTTGTAGCCGTATGACTAGAAATATCTTGCCCATCTTTTAGTAACTTTAGTTTTAGATTATTCTTTCTATCTAAATGAATCTCGTACTCTTCTCCGTCTTTTTCAAACGACAAAAATATAGTGTAGCCTTTTCCTACATTTCTATTTGCAATGTCTGCTTTTTTAACTCCTTTGGAGTTTTTGTTAAATAATATTTCTTCAAGAATAAGTGGTATAGAAGACTTTCCTACACCATTTATACCAATTATCTGAGTAAGTTTGTTATCAGATAAGTCTACTTGATTATTTTCACCGTAAGAAAAACAGTTATCCCATCTAAGCGTTTTTAGCGTAATCATTAAATGTTCCTATAATTGCAGGTATTTTTTCTTCAGATATTTCCAAGACGTAAGTTAGATACTCAAATAATTCTTCTGCTACTGTCATTTCTTTTGATAGCAACAAAGTAGCTTCTGAACTTCGTTTTACAACTTTTTTATCGAGCAGTTCATTATCTTTTACTTGAGCTAAGTCACTCAAATCGCCTTGTATTTCATATATCACATGATCGTAAGTGCCAGGAATCATTTCTTCTTCATCTGTAACAGTTTTTCTTAGCAGTTGTGGTAAGGGTAAGTATTGGAACGCCCACTCCCAGTCATCTAAAATTACCAGAACTCCCGTATTTACTTTTGATCTGTGAAAACTGGTAGTCATAGGACTGCCAGGATACACAATATTTCTTTGTGAATTTTCTTGAGCGTGTAAGTCTCCTGCAAAAACAACAGGAAATCTGTCAAACCTTTTTAGGTCTACTTCCGGTGTAACATGAGGAGGAATCTCTCCTCTTACATGAGTAAATAGAGGTAAGTCTTGATTTAACTCCTCTATAGCACCTTTTCTATGCAAATGACAGTAGGGCAGTATACTGAAACCCCGCTCATCCTGATAGATGTCATCTATGATCTTTACCATAGGATTGAGAGTTTCTGTTACTGATTTTAGAGAACTAAGAAAAGTTTTATTCTTCCTAGTAGCTTCATGATTACCATCAAATATTATTGTTTCTATCTTTGCATTTCTTACAAACTCAAAATAAAGTTCTAACTCTTCTAAGTTAGGTACTCTATCGAAAATATCACCACCAATAATATGTAAGGATACTTCTTTCTCTAGTTCATGCAGTCTGTCAAAAAATTCTAAATATCTATTTTTTGCCCACTCATTAGGTATATTTTTCGCTCCTAACTTCAGATGCCAGTCAGCGGAAAAAAGTATATTCACATATTACTCCTGAATTTAAGTTAAAAAAATCCAAGAGGAGCCGAAGCTCCTCCCAGATATTGAGGTGTTACGCTACGTCGAATTCTTCTTCAAGAACTTCGTCATCAGTATTTTCAGAGCTGGACGCTCCTACTATTCTTTCCAGTAACTCTTTTTGAGCGTCTGGAGTTGGACGAGGAAGTAACTCATCGATAGGGGTAGCTGCGCTTACTGCTGCTGCTTCTTCAACAGTCAGTGCACGAGGCTTGCACTTTAGTGCTTGTAGTTGGTATTCTACATTGTAAGCCAAGGGGCCAGTCTTAACTCTTTTGAAGTGAACATCCCAACCAGTTTCATTGTCTGTAGGATCGCCCAAGTCTTCTGCAGCAACTAAAATTTGCTCCATTAACTTCTTTTTGAGATTCAAAACTTTTACCTTTCCGTCGCTTGGGTCTATGCAAGAAATGCAGTATGACCATCCGCATTTTAGATCGGGGAAGTACTCTCTTACCCAGTCCTTTTCCTTGTTGAGAAATGCTTCAGCTTCTCTGTCAAAGCTAAGGCACTCTACAGGCAGGTTTTTGTTGTTTTCGCCTGTAACCCAGTAAACATACCGTGGCAATAAATCGCCAGTCATACGGACAACATTGTCTCCGTTTTTGTAAGTATACTGCTCTATATTGGACTTTTTAGCCTGTCCCTTGGCTGCTCCGAACTTAATTCCCATTATTTTCTCCTAGTGGACTTCTTCCCAACAGAAATAAATTTCATTATTCCAGAAGGATAGTAGCCTGTTATCTTTTATCTGGACCTGCT